GCGGCGATTACGCTCTTTACTCTCGCTCGTTTGAGTACCGCCTTATTTGCGCTGTCGCCAAACAAGCGGATTAGTCGTAATAGGTCGTTAATCCGCCCTGCCGAGTAAACGGCACGCGCAAACTTAAAATGGTGGAGAGTGAGTGAATCGAACACCCTTTGACCGTAGTCTCTGCGTTTACAGCGCAGCGCCTTCCCACTCGGCACCAACTCTCCATTTTAAAACTACTGAGGGCGCACTAGCTAGTAGCCGTCGCCGTAGCCGTCGCCGTAGCCGTCGCCGTCGCCGTAGCCGTAGCCGTAGCCGTAGCCGTCGCCGTAGCCGTAGCCGTAGGTGTAGCCGTTGCCGTAGCCGTCGCCGTCGCCGTCGCCGTAGCCGTAGCCGTTGCCGTAGCCGTAGCCGTAGCCGTCGCCGTAGCCGTCGCCGTAGCCAGAAGACTGACTGTCTTCTCCTAGGCTTGCAATTTGCTTAACCATACGGCCTCATTACATTTGATTGATGCCACTTCAGTTAGCGCGTGGAATCTAATCTCTGGACCAGCATCTAAAACAGTGTCTTGTAATGGTCCACGCGTAGCTAACTCAGGAAGTCCTTTTGTAGTGCCCCATTTACGCACTACAGCTGCTTTTGAAAGTGTCACATATTCCCCATGTTGAATGTACTCGCCAACTACAACCCAACCGCGCTGTAAAATTACAATCTTAATACCGTGATTTACTGGAGCACTTTTTGGCTTTGTTTTTTTGCCAAACATATTCTGTAGTTCTTTAATATCACCTAAAGTCATTTTATCTAATTCCATATTTACTCCTTATTTCGTTCAGTCATGGCCTAATTGCTTAGGTCAGGGTTTAATTACTGTAGTATTTCAGCCTTGTCGAGATTCATAACTGGCAGAGATAAAAGTGGATCTGCGTCTATAGCCTCTTGACTGACTAACAAAATTCTAAGCGGTGATCCGCCAGTCAAAACATCTTGAATGCTTTGCTCTACTCTCACGCCATTGATTGACGCCTCAATTTTAACCTCTACATTATCAGTGGCCCTTATTCCGTCTAGCGCTTGCTTTAGTTTTTGTAAATTCATCTTCTCTCCTTCTGCGCCGTGGCGCTATAGTCATTAAAAATAAGTTGATCAACCTGTTTATCTACACATGCACGCAACGCGAGCACCAGAAACACAATGCCAAAAATCTTGTTCACTTCTTCACCTCTTCCGTGCTGATCAGCGCTAGGGTTGAGATGAAATCATATTCATAGGCCGATGCCACTGGTTTTAAAGTTCTGGGGTAGCACTCTTGTCCATCAAAACTAAGTCTGTCATGTCCAATATAGAATAACTTCTTGGGCTTCGCGCATTCCTCGCACTTGCGGGGTTTTTTGACTAGGCGGCCAGAAATACACCTATAATTCATAATCTTTAGGTGTGGATATTTACAATCTGTTTCCACAAAATCGCCAGTGAGACCTAGTACGGTAAAGCATATGCGTGTCCCCTCTAGCGAGTAAAAATAAACCCTATCCCCTACGTTTGGTTTAGTTTTCATTTTAAAATATCCATAAAAAGAGAAGCGGTTAACGCCCCCATCGCAGCAACACCAAGCCACATGATCAAAACCAGTGCGCACTCAAAAGCGAGATCAAAAAAGTTCTTCATTTCTTCTCCTTTGGAAATAGTAGGTTTGCGCACACTGAATACTGGCCTGTTGGGATCTTCATGCGTAATAACATCTTTGCCTCCAAACTACTCACATCAATGCACGTTTTTTTAATGATCATCTCGCGCTCCATGAAGTCAATCATCCTATTGCCCTGCATCCGTCCGACAACATACCCAAGATATCCAACCACTACGACGATGATCCCAGTCTCGAAGAATCGCATCACCGCTACAGTTTGTTGAAACCATTTATTTTTCACCATAAATCATCCTCTGAACTTTTCTCTGCGTGACTTACAACCTTCGCGGGATCGACCTTCACCTGTGTCTTAATTTGTCCGGTCCTGTACGCGTTCTGAGATACGTTTTTAAACTGTGCTCTAATCCTTGCCGCACAATTGGGATCATCCTTCTGAACGATCTGCGCAAGCTTCTCGGGACCACCCATGCACTCGCACCGCATTGGAACAATTGGGGTGGTTACGTCGCCGTAAGCCGCCTCTGGAATGATCCACCCCCGAGAACACCCCCCACAAGTTACCACTGACTCTCACCTGCGGGACTTTGCGCTGGTCGCTCTGCCCAACTCAGAATGTTAAACTCCCCCACATTGACCGACGTGTAAAACTTGTCCACTCCGTCCTGACTTTGGATTTTTTGATATTGGATCTCACCCTCGACGTAAAGAAGAGTTCCCTTTTGAACGTACTGTTTTATGACTCCAGCTCGCTTTCCAAAAACCACGCAGTTATGCCACTCGGTTTTTTCTTTCTTTTGACCTGAGCTGTCGCTGTATTTTTTAGAGGTCGCAAGCGAGAAGGTCGCCATGTCTCCGTTACCGATTGTTTTTAGTTCTGGATCTTTTCCAACTCGGCCAAGTAAAATCGCTTTGTTAATCATATAAAACTCCTGTGAATAAATCTGGTATGTAGTCGTAGCTAAAAGAAATGGGATCGCCCAGTTCTCTCGCACACCGTTTGAATGTTTTCAGCAACTCAACGGCCTCTTCCTTGCTTAGTCGGCGGTCTATCCAGCAATGATAGTGCGCCCCCTCTGAGTTACTAATGTGGCTGGTCCAAGCAATATCAACTCCCTGCAACCAATCGGGCTGTCCCTTAAAATAAGTCAAAGAAAGTCTTGTGTTGTAATCGAGTAATTCTGATCTACGCATTGGCAAAATTTGGGACATCTGTTTCTACCTCTCCGATTGCAATGTTGTAGGGGGTTTCAACGACTATCATTAGCAATTGATACTCCGCTTTTTTAATCGTTTTACTCGTTTCATGGCCAAAAGCTTTTTTGATGTAGCCCTTCAATTGATCAGTGGACCACCCTTTTTCCTGTGCCTTTTTTATGAGCATTCCGATCTGTCCCTGTGTTACTTCGCTTGGTGCCTCTGCTAGTGGGTTCACGGGATTTTTCGGCTCTACTATTGGGGTGACTGACTTATTTAATTCAGCATTCCGAGTAATGATCGGCTTTGATACGTTTGGCTTATCCTGCGGCTCATATCCACCCATTGCAGACTCGGCGTCATCGTCGGTCTGGTATACTCCAACCATTGCAGCAAGTGCGTACCTTCTCCCATAAGTGAGTGCGGAGCCTAAAGCCTGTGGATCTTGTTTCACTGGTTTGATCGGAAGCATCCCAAAAATATACTGGCCAGAAGAATGTGCGAGTGTCGTTTTCAAAAATAAAACATCCCCCACTAGCTCCGTTGTCTGGATCACGCATAAGCCGTTTTTTACAAGCGGTCCCCTGCACGCGTCCCATACCGATTGAAGGTCGGCGTAGTTTGAATTAAAGAATGGGTTTGTTGAGTCCTTTGCCGCTCCCGCGATTTCAGCTTGTGCCTTGGATAGCGCCATAGCTAGTTCGTTAATTTGTTCGCTGTTATTCATTTTTTAACCCCTTTAGGTGTGCAAGTGCGAGGTCGCGCTCGCTCTGCGCTTGTGTAAGCATTGAATGCATTTTTAAAATTGTCTCACCTTGGATTTTTAACTTCTCCATTTGAGCATCCACTTGGTTCTCCGCAAGCGTGAGATCCTTCTCAATTTGCATAATTTCTCGAATGAGATACTTTCTTAATTTAAACCACCTAATCATTTTGCTGCCCCCACTTTTGAAACTCTCAATGTAAACCCACCCTCAAGACGTGCTCCAGTTATGATCTCACCTGCGTTTAAGTCGGCAAGCAGCTTCTCCCTGTGTAGCTCTGTAACTATCACTTGTCGCTTGTACGCGAGGTCTACTTTTTCCTCATCCACCACAAGTCTTGGTTTACACGCCGCTAGTTTAAACTTCACAGAGTCGCCCGCAACCTCTCTGCGATCCATCAAGATCATTGCTTCTTTGATGCGCTCCCAGAGGTTATCAGATACGCGCTCATGCGATCTCGCAAGCTGAGCGTACTCCTTGGCCTTAGCTTTGAAGTAGTCAGACTCCATCGTCATCCGGTCAATGATAGCAGCATATCCATCGACCTTTGCGGCGAGAGTGGTTTCGTTTACTTGTAATTGAGTTTCTAGTTCTGGCGAGAGTTCGCCACCTGTTTCGATTAGAGATTGAGTGATAAGATTAGACTGGCTAACTATATCCCTCAAACTCATTTTAGAGTCAGTTTGAGTCATGCTTCCTCCTGTAATAAAAAAACCCCAGATCTGAATACCACTAAGCGACTAGAAGGTAAAAATCTGGGGTTTCGGTCCCTAACTGCAGGACCAAGCGTGTTGGTTCTTCTAATCGCTTGCACAGTTTATTGTACGAATTAAAAAGAAGGTCAACCGATTTTTAAAACTAATTAACACGAAGTCTTTGCACAGCATCGCGCATCGCCTCTTCTGCTGCTTGTGTGTTTTGTGTCGCGCTTAAACAAAGCCTGTAGGAGTTTAATACCTCCGAAATATCCAGAACATTAAACTCAACCCTATTGGCAATGTGTTTAAATGCATCATGACAAAGGGATTCTATTTGTCTCTTGGTGTATTTTTTTATGACCTGCTTCATCACATTCACTCCCTGTAATCCGAGTCTGAATACCCTCGGTCCTGCGCAGTAATAGAAATCAACATCTCCTCGCAATATTCACAAACATTCAAACCACCGAACCAATACTGCGCCATTCGTTTGTCGCAATGCTCACAAACCTTTATAGTATCTCTATTTGTTTGGGTTTCCATGTCGCGTCGATACAACAAAAAACATCATATGAGCAGGGGATAATTAGGTGATTTGATGGGTCATGGATTATGTGCTTTCGCATATAAAAAACCGGAGCGGAAATCTCTTGAATCATTCGCGCTCCGGTACTAGCCTTAAGTCGCCAAACAAAAAATCTAGATGTCTAGAAAGTAAATCATTCTTTCAAAAACATCTAGTATTTTTTCAAGGTTATCAGGCGCGTGTAGCGTCTGCCCCGCAGCATTCGTATCTGACACTAGAGAGAATGCGGCGATAGTCCGTGATGGAAGGGGAACACAGCTTTAGGTGGTGTCACGCTAAGGCAACTACACTCGGTGAAGGGATGTGTTTGGTCGGGGAAAAAACCGCCAATAGCTGACGCCGGTCTGACCAAGGTGCAAGTGCTCTAAATAGCATACGCGCTGCTTATATAGGGATCGGTGTATTTAAAGTATCCCCTTGGTCGGATCAGCAAAAGTGAATGGCCAAGGAAAAAGGAGTTGGGTCCGTGCAGATCGTTAGATCCTATAAATGTAAAAAATGTAATTCGGTAATGAGTAATTACGCGGTGCCATCAATTAATATTCATAGAATAAAGCACGGCGAGAAACCATTAGACACTGCGGCAATATCAACGCTCGCGAAGCCTGAGAAGGTTGAGAGGAAAAGGATTCGAAAAGTAGCCACTAAAGATACCGGCTATCGGGGAGCTCGAGGAGATAGAAAAAAAAATAGGGCACTCTCCAAGGTAATAAGTCTTTCTAATCAGGTTAACCAGCTTAAGGGTGTGTTAAAAAGAGAGCGTGAAAAAAAATGGTCCTTCGTAGCTACCGACCCGTTTTGGATAAGCGCAGAATGGAGATCCGTTAGGTATTGGGCTTTAAAGCGATGCGGCCGGCGCTGCCTCTTGTGTGGCTCGGTAAATAAGGTTCTACATGTTGACCACATTAAGCCAAGATCGCTGCACCCTACTTTAGCTTTGGACATTAACAATCTCCAAGTGCTTTGTGAAGATTGCAATATCGGCAAATCAAACAAAGACGATACTGACTTTCGATAAAAAGGGTTTAAATCAATTGATCGTCTTCCATCTGAGCAAGACATTGAATCATTGCCTCGAGTGGTAAAACATATGAAACCCCATCTCTGTCCTCATCTGGGTAGAGTGCTTTTTTAAACCTGTCGATCTGAGCCTCTAATTGATCCGCAACACCCTCTGGCAGGTTAAAGGTAAGGCTTCTAAACTCATCCGATGACTCTTTGTGAGATGGAGATTTGGATAATTCTTCTGGGTCCCTTGAAAGCGAATCGAAATCAATCCCACCGATATTAACTAGCCCAGCGATTTCCATTTCTGTGAATGGCATCACATCTAATAGCCCACCCATACCAAGAGAAGCTTCTAACTCCTTCATGAGGTCAGATAGAAGACCCGTTTCAGACTTACCCCTAATCTCATTCATTAAGATCGTGAGCTGCTTTGCATCTAGGTCAGATACTTCTCCAAGGTCGTTAACGGGGATTTCTAGTGTTCCAATCTCCTTGGCTGCTTTCCACCTATGCTCCCCGTCAATGATTTCGTAGCCGTCTTTTTTTTTCCTGACGAGAATTGGATCTAGGTAGCCAAATTTTTTAATGGATTTTATTTCCTTTTCAAAGACGTGCTCGCTTTGTTTATTTGGGTTCCAAGGGTTCGGCTTGATTGATTGGATAGGTACGTTTTTAATCTCAACTCTGATCTTCATTCTTTTCTCCACTCCAGATAAAATACTTATTTAAAAAATCCTGATACGACTGCATTGCGCATGCACTAAAGAGCATTGATGCTGAATAGCTCATTGATTTTTGAGTATTTGTATTGTCCTCAATCTCTTTAAAATGCTTTTTGTTTTGACTAAAAACCTCATCAAACCACGTTTTGTAGAACTGACTTCTTATGCTCACATTAATTAATTTATTGTTTTTATAGGCAATCGCCCTGCCAAATCGACCACCAGACAGCCACGATGTTGAATCGCATGAATACGCAATCGAGGTTTCCATTGTCTCTTGCACTGTGTTTCCAAGCAGGTGAATTTTTGGTGTCTTTATTCCGTTGTGTCTTCTGATTTGATTCAACAGATTTTTTGTCACATCTTGGTATCTTGTTTTTTTATCTTTACACAATACCCTTAATTCTGGAATGGACAGCGCGATGTATTTATACTTCTCTGACATTTTTAAGAGGCCATCAATTCCCTCTTCTTTGTGCCACACATACAGCACCGGATAGCCGCTATCCTCAAAATACTTCCTTAATTCAAACACGGCAGCCATGCCAAGTAGTTTATGAACATCACTCTCAACTATTGTTAGGTTATTAATTCCAAAAGAAGAAACATCGTGTAGGTATTTTTTTGTATAATCTCTCATGTAGTTGAAATCATAAGAGCCGCCCTTACCCGCACCAAACATGAGAGTAAATAAACCGGAATCACAAATGACCTCGTTTGCGAAAGAATTCAAAAGAGAGTTATTTTTTTTAAACGCATCGCCCGATGCTCGATGATAATAAGAGAATAAAATATTTTTAATGCCTGCTGTTTTGGCAATATTTGTAAAAACAAAGCCTTCGCACCCAGCAAGAAATACCCTCATAACTCAACCACAGAACCATTTTCCCCATCCTCTAAAACCCTGCAAAGATAGGACCTGCTAGGCCCGTATGTTTTTTTTGCCCACCTACAAATCTTTTCGGCAATCATCTCACAAGACACGTTACTTTTTTGAGGGAACGATTTCAAAAATGAATCCAGCGCATCGATGACCATGAAAAACTCTAGCTCGCGGTCCGAATCGGTAACTCCTATTTCTAATTCAACGTGAAATATATGACGATGAAAAGACGATAAAAACGCTACTTTTTTATTCGCCGCAACCCATCTATGCAGCATTGTAAATCGCGTTTTAATTAATATGGTTTTTTTCATCACTTCATTCCTACTGCCGATAGAAATTCCTGCCTTTGTTTCTGCTGTTTAAATAACCCAGTAGAGGCAATTGTAACCATACTTGAGGATTGTTTAGAGACACCCCTGCTACACATACAATGATGCACACCGGAGGCAATAACCATACAGCCCTTTGTTTGAAGGCCGCTATCAATGGCTGTGGCGATTTGGTTTGTTAGCTGCTCTTGAATCTGCAAACGCCTTGCAAACACATCAACAAGTCGAGCAAGCTTTGATAAACCAACAACCCGTTTTTTTGGAATGTATGCGATGTGAATTTTTCCATAGAACGGCAACATATGATGCTCGCAGGTGGAGTAAAATTCTATGTCCTTACAGATAACCATCTCACCGTAGCCAGAACAATCAAATGTAGTCCCGAGTACATCGAGTGGGTTTTTTTTATAACCAGAAAACAGCTCTGCCCAAGACTTAACAACGCGCTTTGGAGTATCTAAAAGTCCCTCACGAGATGGGTCTTCCCCTATCGCAAGCAATAAATTCCTAACAATGTCTTCTGATTTCATTATTCTACACCTATAATTTTATGAGTTTGTAAAGATAGCTTCCAATCTGGATCACCATATAATCGGCAAAGTGTCGCTCGCACGTTTGCTTCATACTCGGGACCGAAAACCGGCTGCAGGAATTTGTTCTTGCTGGGGAACGATGAAAATTTCTCCATCGTAACTGCGTGCATCGGTGGTGGATACAAAAGCTTGAGGTCATCGCACCCCTTGAGTTTGCTATCCTCCATGGATTGTTTTGGTGACATAGTTATGTGATGAAAAAACGATCTCAGATTTCCAATATCTTTAGATCCGTTTGTCTCCATGCATAATTTAAAACCAGCCATCATCAAATGCGATAGGAGCTCTTCATCAATTTGTAACGTAGGCTCACCACCAGACAAAACAATGTACTGGCTCCTTGAGATAAGCGCCAATCTTTCAACGATTTCTTCTTTCGTCAGTTTCTCCCCACCTCTAAAATCAGTATCACAAAATGAGCAGACCGATTTGGCCCTATCCTTCTCTAGGCCAGACCAACGATTGCAGCCGGCAAACCGAACGAAGCAAACAACCGTTCCAGCCATTGAGCCTTCACCCTGTATGGTCGGTCCAAAGATGGACTTGATTGCGTATTTTTTCATAAACTTGCCGTTGCCTTACAGTTAGGAGTTTCCCACATAACCACTTCATAAACCGTTATTCCATATGTCGACAAAAGCGTTGGGCAAACAACGTGCAATAAATAGAGAGCCATGTTTTCGGCTGTAGGGTTTTGATCCAATATAAAGGGGGGTTTTTTTTGTGGGATCTTTTGTAGGGCTTCAAGGGTTTGGACGTCTAGCGAGTAAATTATTGACGTATGGTCCCATTGTTCGTCAATCCATTGGCCTATTGTTTCCTTGATAACCGAGAAATCAACCACGCGGCCGATACTATCAAGGTCCGAGCAGGTAGCGTGGATCTCCACTTTATAGCGATGTCCATGCAGTGTGGCGCACTTGCTCTCATGATTCACGACCCTATGCGCAGCGTCGAATTCCAGCGATCTCATACAACTAATCATTTATAGATTCCTTCTATTATTTTTTGACCAAACAATAGAAGCCTAACAAGCAATAAGATTGACGCAAGACAAATCGATTATAAGGGGCTGCTTTTTTTAATGGCCAGAAACAAAAAACCCCACCCAGAATACGACCTAGTGCCGTAGTGGGAGGGGTTGAAAACGATCTAATGGGTTCTTCTATTTCTTCGTTTCGTCCAATAGCTTGCGGAAACAAGATTCAATAAGCTCTCTCCATTCAAGGTCGTGGTCTTTTTTGATCACTTTCATTTCATCAAGAATGCGGCTATCAATCCTAACTTGAAATAAAACAAGCTTCTGCTTAACTGGGAAATAAGACTCAATTTTTTTTGGTTTCATATATTACTCCTCAAGCGATTGAATATTTAAAATCATTTCACTTAATTGATTTAATAAAGCAATGCTTGTATCTATTTCATGACCAGCAGTTTGAACTACAGCATATAAATTTACCGGTCTTTTTCCAGATTCAAGTGTATTTATTGCATCATTAAGGTTTCTTACTAATCGTTTCATATCGTCTTTTAAAAATGATTCTCTTTCGGATTTCCGTTTGATCAACCTAAGTTTCAAACTATTGAGTTTTTTGTTTTCCATATATTACTCCTTACTATGATTATTCAAACTGCTTCGTGACCTTTGCAACAAGCTTGCACTGTTCAGAGCGCGACATATTATCAAACACGTTCAATAGGTCTTCTTCTAGGTGATCTAGCGCTGCCCATACAATATCCATTGCCCTGACCTTGCCGCCCTCTTGTTTAATGAGAGCAGACGCCTCCCCAAAAATCTCTAGCGTTTTATTAGCAAGCTGCTTGGATACTTCTTCTGGTGTGTGTTCTGTTTTTTTCTTCTTCATATTTACTCCTATGTATTAATAATACCAAATAGTATTGAAAATGTATATATTAATTACACATAGCTATATCCACGCAATTAAAGGTTAATTACAAAATAAACGAATTTTGTTTAGTTGTTTATTGTGCGCCTATGGCGTTTTAACAGCGCGAAGAGACGACCGCGTAGGCATCCTTAACTAGGATTTTTTGGGGATCTCCCGCATAGGTCAGTTTGAGCTCAAGGGTTTCATGCTCGACAATAGCAAGGAGTGCAGTCTGTGCAGATGTAAATACGAGCTGGATCTTGCCAAGCAAAGGGCTTCCCAGAATGACGATCCCTCCAGTAGTCTCAAGCAGTGACAACTCAGTACCGTCAGCATTGTCAAAGCAGCTCTCGATCTCTGTGATCCCTGTGAGGTCAATGGGATCTCCGATGACTCCATTTGCACCCTGATAAAGTCTTACTGTGATCTGCCCCTTGGAACCCTGAATAATATTTACCATGTTACTCTCCAAACCCCTCAAGGTCGTTTGATTCAATAATTGCAGTGATCGCGTTTGGATCTACCCCCGCGAGCTTCGATTGCAGATCCCCAACCACAACTTCAAGTTCAGAAACAGAGGTCGCCAGATCCCCCGCGCTCGATGCAAGGCTTGCATCCGTAATGCCTAGAGTCACGAGATCTGCGCCAAGTGTTGCGAGGTCATCACCGAGTGTTACTAAATCCATATCAAACTGCACCACATCGGCAGCAAGGAGCACTTCGGTCGCTGCCATATCTGAAGCCGTACCAGCGAGATCGAGCGCAGTGGCTGCCAAGTCTACATGGTCAGCGGCGAGCAGGGCTTCGGTTGCAGCAAGATCAATGGCTACCTGTTGAAGCACCTGCGGCAAATTCCCCGAACCAGTTGCAACAGAAGTCAAAATAACCATGTTCAGATCGACAATCCCAATCGCGTCAACGGCCTTCACTCCAACCGTATAAGTCAACCCCCTAACCAAGAACGTCGTCTGGTCCCCAAGCGTCCAAATGCTGGAGCCTAGAGCGGTATCCGGCGCATACGAAACAAGGTTTGGCCCCCCAAATAAAGCAGCGGCAGTGACAGAACCAAGGGCACAATAAACAGCGTACTTAACCGGATTTTTTGTACTCGATGCGGCAAGCCAACTCACAGCAAGGGATCCGTTTACGTTTGGGGTAACACCAGCAATCCCCGCGAAAGTCGGAGGCGTGTTCACAATGGTCGCAGATGTAGGGGTTGATTGTCTCACTCCCGCATTAGTGAATATGTCTGCGCCACTAACTAGCATGGCCGCAGATGTTGGTTGCCTAGCTATTCCGTGCGCAAGAATGTTCATATCAATACTCTTCCCATGCGATACGAATATCAACGCCCGGAGGTGTCGTAAACGTATACTGCACCCTTGTGTCCACTACGTTTGGAACCGTGCCGAGAGCGATGAAGTTCAATCCACCATCGGTTGAATACTTGAAGTTTGCAATATCCGTAACGGTGTCAAACGTACCAAGGATCAAACCGCTTGTGTCCTTGATAGTAAGTTTCATTCTTGGGACCGTACCACTGATGTATGGGGTCAGTAAGCTAAACCCGATCTTCGTTGGGATCTCAGACGTGCTATCGTTTTGAGAGTAATCCCAGTTGTCAGAAATATTAGTTACAAGATCAGTTCCCATTAAAATATCAACCAATTGGAATGGAACAGAAATTGGTGCGCCAGATTCAAATGTTGTGGTCAACGAAGCTAGTGCTTTTATTTGCGTAAAGTTCCCAAGAACAGCAGAATCATTGTTTCCAGAGTCCCACAAAGTCCATCCACCAGCAGCGCTATTAAAAATAGGATCTGCAAATGTTGCAGCCGTTCTATAATACAAAATAGATCCACCAGTTAAGTCATAAGCTTGCTCTTGTGTGTGCAAGCTTCTAAGTGTTTGACCAAACGGAGTATTCAGAACTGGAGAAAGCACATAATTAACATCAAAGTCACTCGCAGCACTTAGTTGAAAAGCCAAGATACCACGCTGTCCAATAGTTGCCGAAGAAGATAGAAAAATCCATCCGTCATTGTTTTCAATTTGTGTTATTGCTGCTAATTCTGGAGCCTCTGCTAAGCGTGTCTGAGCCTCCATAAATGTATTAGAAGTCCCACCAAAAGATGCCTCAATCTGAGAATTTAAAAATCTTTTAATTAAGAAAATAGAACCCGCGACCAAATACACAACACGCCCAATGCTATTTGCGTAATACGCACTTAGGGGAATTGGCACCACATAATCAATACCGCTACCCAATACGTTTACTGTCTGTAACGAAGTCCAAACACCATTACCAAAAGTTATAGTTTGTGTTGTTGATGTAGTAGCGGGAAGACTTAAGGTAATTGCCGCAGGACCTACGATAGACGCAACCGTAGTGAGGGCAGGAATTCCAGCACCAAAAACAGTCATACCAACAGATAAAGTAGAAGTATCTGAAAGACCAGTCATGTTAATCGTAGCATTAGTTGTTCCGGTCTGAGTTGAAAAGAAATCAGATATTTTTACCAGATGAAATGCCGTTGATGTGGCCATGAAGTTACAAGCAATACCAACATTGACAAGTTCTGTTGGCATTGCAAAGCCCTCAGAATTAGTTGTTAACAGCGTACCAGCACCTAACGATGTTGCGTTTGGAGTTTTTCCAATTGCTAGATTAGTGCAATGACCAAAGGCACGAGAAAAAGTTGTTGTTCCAACAGCAGAGCTTGCCGAAACAATCGCACCACCCAATGTCAATGACAGGGAAAATGTATTTCCAGATACAAAGTTTGTGGCTACTACAAAGTAAACCGTTTGAACTATAGACGGAGTAGAGTTTACATAACCAGTTGGAGCATTTGATGTAATGACAACCATGTCACCAACAGAAAGGGTATTTCCGGCCATTGTGTATGTTGTGTTAACGCCAGTTGTGTTAGAGGCCGTAACAGTTGATGTTCCAAGTGACGCAACAACAGGAGCAATTGAATAATCAAAACCGTACATCTGATGTGTCGCTGAAATTCCGTTGTGCGTAAATATTTTTGTATTGATTAATGGATCGGTAGAACCGCCCATTTTTGGGCAACAAATTCCAGCTGATGTGGTGAGCAATGTTGCCCCACCAACTTCGTTTGGCAATTGAAGACTGTAAACCGCAGAGGCGTCATTTGATTGTGCTGCGTAAAAAACAACACCGCCGGATGGAGCAAAGTGCGCGAGTTGAACTTTGTTAATCATTAACTGACCGCCAGTAGAAACTACTGTGGAGGTATGAGCAAAAAAGATCTTGATGTTTGAAGTATCTGTGTCATCTACCTTGAAACCCCTAGCCACAACAGTTGCCGCTGTAATTGCAAAGGCTATTTTACCGACATAATTATAAACACCAGTTATCGAGTTGTGATTGTATAGTGCAATAAAATTTGCAAGACCAGTAACGGGAGTAGCTTGAAGAATGAAAAGCCTCCCATTGTTTGTTTTTGCCATCATACCAGCAAGAACAACACCACCAGGAGTTGTATCAGTTTGGAGGTCAATAAACTTAGGAAATGGAGAACCTACAACAGATGTTGAATCATATGGAGCCGGTAAAGTTTTTTGAACTACGTTTCCCGCCACAAAAGTCTTAGTTTTATCATAAATAGACACCACGTCATTTTGCAGTCCCGCTTTTGTTAATTTCATAGTATTCCCTTATATTTTTCTAGCTCTGTTGGAACTGTGGTTAAAATTTGAGTTGCCCTTTGTTGGGTGATTAAGCCAAGGGCAACAAGATTCGATATACCAACAACCGTATCAATTCTCTCAAGGTCCATATAGTTCGACACCGATTGTTTTCTTAGAGCACCCCTGAGAGACGCCGCGATGGGGGTATTTTGAAATGCAAACACCTCAATGGCAGCAACCTCTACATCGGTGAAACGATTTAAAAAAGCCAACCTTGTGATCTTCATTGATGGCTTTGCAACTGTTCCAGCAGGTGGGACCAAAACAGATCCATTAAAAGTCCAACCGACCTCTGGAGTTATCGCATCGTTTGTTACGTCGATGATGTTCTCGTAATATGCCGAGTTCTCAAGTATTTGTTCATCGGTGAGATCATCTAAAATCACCTCAACTTTACCATTCCTAACCAAGGCATACTTCACAAAAGCACCTCAAGTTTTTTGAATACCTTTTCTGGAGTATCCATTCCAAAACCAGATCCAATTTTTGGAAGTCCCATTTCCTCTAGTGCCTCATAAACCTCGTTGCAGAAGTATGCGCCAGATTTTGCCCATTTATTATAAGTAGGAATTGGTTTTTTAAATGCCCGAAACAGAAGTGTTCGCCATGCGATGTAGAGCGCACCACCGAAATCATACGGCCTCCCGTCGTACTTCCTTACAACAATATCCCACAGGGTATCCTCCGCCAACTGAGACAACGGAAGGTCAATCCTATGGATAATTGTCATATGCTTTAGTGCGTTATTGAAAAATCTTGGGTGTGTTCCCATAAGGTTTGATTCAAACATAAGCCCCTTCGCTGATGTGGTGAACACAAAAGCAAAATGAGAACATGGCTCACCCGTGATTTTTCGGATTAACCAAGAATAGGGAGTACGCGATTTTGTCCACACGAGCAGCATTCAAACTCCAATTTGTTATGACTCATTATGACCTGAGCCAGTGTGACCGCGCAAGTCCCTCAGCGGTTAAGGAGATCAACAGCCTGAAGATTCATCCCCTGAATACTTTCCAGAGCCCCAAAGCCATCCTTTGCACCCCGACAATTCTTTGATGCAATGCGCTCCAGCTCAATAATGTAGTTCCCAAGCGCGTGAAACTTTTCGAGCTCAATTGCTATATATTTATCGCACTCCTCGGGAGACAGGTTGTATCCTGCCCCATCGGCGGTAGAGCACTTGCATCCCCTGAATGGCCCAGGTCCATCAGAAGGCACAGGAGACGGAAAACTGACCATGCACAGGGGAACGTCCGGCTTAGGCGGTAGGCTCCCTTTACAGGCATTAAGACTTAGAGTTAAAAGCACGAGCAAGGGCAAGTATCGCATCATCTCTTTCCTTATCTGTTTGAGCCTTGGCAATCAACTCTTTGGCACCGCGCAACTCTTCCATGCGCTTTGGCCAATCGGGACCAAACTTAGACTCAAAAAATCCAATTAGTTCTCGTACTGCGCCGATAATGACAGGGAGTGCCGCAATCGCTGCAAGCACCCCCTTCACATAACCCATTAAGCTACTGCGGCCTCATCGGATACAATGGCTTTGACCAATCCAAAAACATTGATGCAAACTGCGAGAGACTTCTCGACAATCAAAAGCGCCTTAGCGTTATCAACACCAGCGAATTTCACGGCAACAAGACCGAGAAGTTCTGCAAGCTCTTCTTCGTTTAAGTCCTTTGCTTCAGCAGGGATCACTTTAAGATCACTGAATGCAGAAGAACCGCTCACGGCGAGTGCAGGAAGTGAAGTCACGAGCAAGGCAAGGTCTGTCATATCGACCTTCTTGTCCTTGGCGACGTTCAATCCGAGCTGTACCAAATCCATTGCGAAGCCAACCATCTCTTTTAATTCTTTAATGTCCATCTTGTTCATTCTGTTTCCCCTTAGTTAAGTTTTCTTTTGAAACAATAGCTTTTAAAAATCTCGACGCAAGATCAATCGTGCTATTGGCCTCTGTTCTTTTGGTGCGCCCAAGCCACCACTCAAATATAACATAACCCACACTCAGAACAACCTTGAGAACCGGAACGAAGCTCATTCTAAACCCCAGTCTTGACCGTCAGGTACACCCCTGATCTTGTCTATCGTAGCCCAAACCGCCTTCAACCCACCTCGGCTATGCATCTCCAAGCACTCTGCGATTGAGAGGCCAAAGGATCTCTCTAAATGGGGAAGATCATTCGATCCGTTCGCAAGCCTGAAGCTTCCCCCCCACCTCAATCCGTGAGACTGTCCAACCTCACCGTAAAGCTTCCAGAGCTCCCGCCTCATATCTGGAGGCTCTTTTTCTAAATAGGGATCGGCTCCAAGGAACGCAGCATCGAACGCCAGACCGTAACAGTGATAGCTCAAGCCCGGCCTAGCGTTTGTCACGATAGGACCAGACAAGTCAGTTCTACCCTTTGCGTACAAAGCTTCCTGCTCCTCAAAAGACCTCATGCCCTGTGCAATGCCGATCTTTCTCTTGGTCATGATGTAGTAGTCTTCAATCACAAGATACGCGCTCGCACGCATGGGCGGGTAAAGATTTGCAATCCTCTGCTTTGATATCTCAGAGGTGATGCTTAGCTGCGAAGGTGTTGGACTCCATTTGGGATCTGATTTCTGTGAGGACAAGTTTGATCTCCTCCATGAGTTTAATTTCTTGTTTCATCAGGGCAATTTCCTGAGCGTGTTTGAATATCGAAACCGACACCCAGACACACCAACTAATCGCTGCGCCGCAGATCGAAAGTGCTATCGTTGCAATTACTTCAGGATTCACAGAAACACCCTCCATGGCGTTTGGTTATCGGGACATTTTCACTATTCTTAAAAAGCCAACCATTAACCCAGCACTCGAGCTTTGGTCCGTTGTTCCTGATCCTAATGCCCTTACAACGTCGCCCTGAGCACCGATAAAACACGCAGAGCATGAGTTATCATTTCTCGCGGCCCCAGTCTGACCAGTCGATACACACTGACCACCAGAAGCAGCAGACGTAGAATTAATCGTGATTAGAAAGCTTGCCGTAGAGCCACCATCTCGATAATTTCCATTTGCGCAATATAGACCACCCTCATTCAGGGTAATGCTATGACCAAGCGTTGTGCTTGATGCAGCAGTGAAAGCAGTGCCTACATTTTTATAGGTGTTTGAATACCGAAAAACCTCAGTATTTGTAGACCCATATGGTGACGCCGATGCGTATGTGTCCATCCATACTTCACTGCGTGTTTCTGGAGCCACCACAGGAGCTGGGAATGCTTGGTTGATAGCCTTGATGCTCCACTCAATTGAGCTTGCGGCAGTAGTGCTATATAACTCACAAGCTGCTGTTGCTGCCTTACATTGAATTTCAAGTGTAACAGGAGAAACACCAGAGGCTTGGTAATGGCCACAAAGAGGAATTGTATCCTCAAGATTTGCTGTGTTTCTTATCTCTCCTTCAGCAATAGTCGTTGTCCCATCCCAAAGCTTGAATGCGCCATAATCATTGGTTGATGAAACTCTGACCTTTGGATGTGCGCACACCTCGTATTTGTAAGCACCCTTTGGGGTAAATGTAATCCCAGGAAGGTTACTTCCAGCGGTGGTTACAGTTCCAAAGTTAGTATTTGAACGCTCGACAATTGCAGCGGTGCCAGTTGGAGTCATTGCGCCATATACAGCATTAGTCCTTGTCCACAATGTAGCTCCACCAGTCGTGTGATAACCACTCCAGCTAGAAGCCGTAGTGTCAAAGGTAAAACCAGTCTCAGCAATCGAGTTGGTCCTGTAAACCTTGATCGTCATCGGCATTGTGGTCTGACCAATGTAGATCGAACCACCTCCAGAAACCTTTCCTTGAAGCTGAAGCGTTACGTTTGATTGAGTAGTTGAATACTTGATCGAAAACGCTCCAACACCACCAGCAGTAGGGTAAACCGTAGCATCAGAAGTACCCTGAACAGCATCTCGTGATGCACTCGTTCCATCATGAAACTGCCAAGCACTTAGCGTACTTGCTGTACCACCGTACAAAGATCCAGAGACAATGATCGAATACTCACCAGCTGGAAGCGATGCAAATTTGATAGCAGGAATATTTGTGGACGGTTGAAGAGCAAGTCCCTCAGTCGTATAAGTACAACCCGTTTGTGTTGCAAAGTTTGCGAATGTTGCAGAGCTTGTGATCCAATCAGCAGCACAACCACTCACCGTAATTACCCCCACAAGACCATCGGGAGAAACCTGATAAGTACCAAGACCGCCAAGGTGAGCGGTATCGAAGTAAATAGTTGAAGGACTTGCAACATTGCTGATGACTTGAAGCTGAACCGTATCAGATACAGCAGCTCCACAAGGGAATGTGATTGACGTAGGAGCAGATGCAACAGAAGAAGCGGGAAGGTCAAAGGTAGCTAAAACATTCGCGCTACCATCTACCACATTCATCGTATAATCAGCGGCAGTACCAGCGTATAAATAATTGATCGAAGCGGCGCAATTACCACCCTTCAAGCCCTTAATCACATATGCAGTGCTCGATACTTTATGTCCAATTGCAGTGGCTAAAAAACTTGCAGTGTTTGCCTTCTCAATCAGGTTAGCTCCAGAGGTGACAAGTCCAAGAGTCCCACCCGTTGCTGACCATCCGTTTGTCACCGCGCCAGATTCAAAGTTTGCGTTTGAAAGTAGCTCAACCCCAGTCGAACCACCACCGCTACCACCACCAATCAAACCATTCGTGATCGAAGTAGAGAGTAGTCCAGCATTTTGAGTGTCGTAAATTTGCGAGGTATCAACCAAGCAGTTAGCATTCGTACCACCAGCGGCGATACACTCAGCAGAAGTTTTGATACCCTGCTTTTGAATCTTAGGTAACCCAAGCGCACTAAACGGGAGAGCAGCAATCAACACCCCAGTGATAAACCCAACAGTAATTTTTTTGATCTTCATTTTTTTTCCTCTCAAAACTTTGAATATGTGCACCAGATCGTTTGACCAGTGCTCGGAGCCGTTCCCATCGTAAGTGTTGCGCTTGATACAGTGTAGTCCTTGCCAGACCCCTGAGTCAAAATTAGTCCATCAAGTGTGCAAGAAATACTTGATGCCGCAGCGGGTGTATTTGCAAGAGTAAAAGCCGTATTTGAGCTGTTCACCGATCCGCTAGGGATCTCTTGAACTAATCCGGCGCTAACCATCAACGCGCTAGTCCCAGACTGCGCAGGGAGGGTATAAGTTTTTGAAGCATCGGCAGATACGATCTGATCCGCGCTTATGGACCTAGTCGAGGAGGCATACACACTCCACGACCAAGCCAAGACCATTAATAAAATGCAGTTCTTCCGCAACATTGTTTGATCCTCAACTAACCGTTATCGTCTTGACGCTTCCTGCCACACGCTTCCATCCCAGTAAAGACTTAGAACGCTTCCAGAAGCAAGAACCATGTTACCGTTTAGGGAAACGCCAGTTCCGTCATTGATCGTAATTGCATCAGCTCCGCCGACAAGAACCAACTCCTGTCCAACATTAGATCCTGCAGAGATTTTAGGATTAGCTGTGATCGTCACCGGACCACCGCTACCAGTTAGGAAGTAAAAATTCTGATATGCAGATCCAGAGAACACCACACCACCAACGGCAGTCACGGCAGTTGGAGCACCAACAGTACCAGACAATCCGGGAGCAGCCGTTGTAGGAGCAGCACTAACCCACACACCACCAGAAACGGATAGAACATTTCCGTTTGAACCGGGGGCTACAAAAGTAGGAGTAGATCCACCAGCTCCAACAATCACAGATCCAGAAGTGAGAGTGCTTAACCCAGTACCACCGTTGCCAACCCCAACCAAACCACTCAGAGCAGAACCAGCAGCGATATTGCTGATTGTATTTAAAGTTCCGTCGATAGTTTTATTGGTCAACGAAGCAGAGGCAGAGTTTTTTGTTGCATCGCTTGTGTTGTCTACGTTTCCAAGACCAACGTCACCCTTAACAATCCCAGTAGGAGTATTAATTACTGGAGAAGTAAGAGTTTTATTGGTCAAAGTATCAGTAGTAGCACGTCCAACAAGCGTGTCAGTAGCCGCTGGAATCGTAACTGTGCTCCCAGCGTTGTTGATGACCTGGGCGTCGATCGTTCTAGTACCACTTGCAAATGCATTGGAGCTAACCAATGCGATAATAGTTAACAGACTAATCATATTTTTCATTTTATCTTCTCCCATTTTCTAGCCATACGGACCCAGTCCACACAAGCGTGATTGTTTTGTTATTCTTCAAGTCTACAGCACCATTCAAAGCTAATCCATTCCCATCAGACAAACTTAAGTAATTGGTATCGCTGGTTCCAATTAAAATACACTCAGCTCCTATAAGTGGGCCGGGAGCTACTTGAGGATTAGCTGTAACCGAAACAGCACCACCATTGCTAACTACAAAAATCATTTGACGCTGTGATGCTAAAACTGGAACCCCAACAAGTCCATTCACAATTACTGGGGAGCCAATAGATCCATATGGCGTGTAGGCAGATGGGGTTGCACCACCACCGGGAACTGAGACGCCAATTTCTTTAATGTAAATGGAGTCAAATAATTGTCCGGGAGGAAGTGGAGCTGCAAGCGTCAGAACCGGACCCGCTAAAACAAATTCACTCTTTTTAAGAGCAACACCATCCACAAAAAACCACACAGCGTCGGAAGAGATTGGCGATTCAGTAAAGGTAAAAACAGTGCGGTCTGGAGTTGTTGGAACCTCATGAACTGGGACCATTGCAGTCAGTGATGACTCAATGGTTGCAATACTTTGAGTGAGTGTATCGACAGACTCATTCAAATATTTAACCCACTGGTCAATATTGTAAAACAACCAGTTCATTGTTTCTGCGGGAGGCTTTTCCGAAGGAGTCCACCCAGTTTCTTTTTTTCCACCAGTCGGCTCTACAGTAACAGTCCCAAAGTTTGGGTTCCCTACTGTCCAATCTAAATTTGATGCAGGTGCAGACATTTAAATTTCCCTTTCTGTTCCATCAGCTTGCAATCATTCCACCAAGGTTCGGATCGTATATAGAACCAAAACCACCGAGAGTCATATCAGACCCACTAAATCCAAATAGTTTTCCAAAGCTATAAAGTCCGGCAAACTTCCCGCCAACTCCAGCATCGTAAAGACTTCCAAAACCACCACCAGCGGGATTAAGAGTTCCATCAAACGAAAATGGGTTTACAGGATCAAAGTAGGCCATAGAGTCTAATCGAACGCCAGCACTCAACGCTTTTTCGATTAGCTCTGCAACAATATCAATCTGGTTAAGGGGGATCACTCCATCGCTACTTAATCCAACACCACCGGGATAATACTCCTGAAGTATTGTCACCGTACTCTCTGTCAGTAGGTTGAACGCAGCAATGATAATTTCCGGCTCGCCCTCAGAAATATTAATTAGAACCTTTGCCTTGATTCTAATTCGATAATCAAAGTCCTCTAAACCAAGTCGCTCAATCCCTACGATAGCGCCAAGCCCATCAAGTTGAACACCTACAGAGCCGTCAATCGTGCGACTGATGTTCATGTCAATGATTGCATCTTCTAGTGTTTGAATGGGAGCACAGAACGCAGAGACAAGCGCACGAATACCATCACGATCTTTATACTGTGTGATCAGTCGATCAAGTGCTTGATCTATGTGATTTACAATAATTGGGATCATGATACATTCACCGTAACGCGTGCTGAATCAAACTTAGCTATTTCATTAATTGCCTGAATGATGTTTGCAGAGCTAACCGGAGCGGGAGCAAGTCCGATAAAAATAACAGCATTTAAAATTCCCGGAACCGATGAAATACTTGCAATCATTTGCGGGACCACGATGACCGGATCTCCCACCTGCAAATCATTCCCATAAGCCAATATAAGATCCTCAACATCCTGTGCGCCCGTGAGCGGAAATAGGCTTGGGTTTGATGTGATGTTTACAACGCAGTAAATCAATTTTTCAACCGGACGACTCCAATTAATTACATGAACTAGCCCCTGCGAGTCTGTGATGTTTGTCGCCTGATCTCCAAAGGATTGAATACCAGCAGCCTTTGAGAGCCAGATAGCCGTTGCGATATCCAGCGCAACCCCACCCTCTACGAACGCCTCAAACGACTTGGCGGGTAGTCCGTTCACATCCACAAGCAAAGTATCGTTCTCATATATGATACAGTGAGTAACATTGGCTACCGCAAGGAGCTTTGCACGAATGGCCTCAACGGTTGCAGATCCACCCTTCTGAAGCTGATCCGCTCTCTTAGTCCTTAACTCGGGATCGGTCTCGACCAGAGATCCAAGGATCGCGTCCAGTGCATTAGTAACTGACACCCACCCAACGATAGGTGTGACGATCACGTTTAGCGTTCCCGCGGGAGCAGCGATAGGCCCAAACAGAACGCTGTAAGCCGTTGCAGAAATACTCCCAGAGATCGGGATAGTGATGGAAGAGGGGAATGAGAATTGTGGCCCATTGTTTTCAACAGCAATGAGTTTTCCGGCAGGGATCACTGTCCCAGCTACCCCAGAGATCAAAACCTCTACGAGAGACTGCTCGGATCCATCTCTCTTTGTGCCAGTGAGCGCGCACACGTTGTCCAAAGACACACCCGACGCCGTATCTGGGTACTGTGAATTGTAAACGTCCTGAGCAGCTTGCCACACAAGGTCTTCGCGCTCCGCATAAATACCAACCAGTTGTCCAAAAATACTTTCTGGATTGAGGTTGATGCCATTCCCAAAGGTGGTCTTCAGAACATTCTCTTGTTCCGTTTTAATATCCGAAAGTCTTGGACGATTAAATCCAGTAGGTGTTACACCCCAAGTCATATTCCAACTCCCGCATCCACAACAAAGTCACCGTTCGCACCCTTGCACTGGCAGGTCACTGTTAACCCACGACCTCCGGAATCGTAGTCATAATCAAACGAGGTCAATTCCAGTATTCCCGGAGTTTGAAGCACGACAGCTTTTAAAGACGAATTGACTAGGTCCATGTTGGGATTTTTCACAAGTATATATTGATAGTAAGGTACTCCCTTTGAAGCATCAAGGAACCACTCCCCCAAAAACAACAAAAGTCTTTGTTTAAGTCTCTGCCTCACCGCGCCATCGTCAGCGAGAAGGACCAGATCACCATTTAGGACTTCAACATCGTTTGTCGCCACGTCTAGTTTCAAGTCCATTAGCTTATGGTCCCCGTTCCCGTTGCAGTCGTTGATCCAGTCTGAGCCGCAGGTCCACCGGTTGTTGCAACAGCAATTCCAGAGGCTACCGTCACCACGGCAGTGTTTTCAATGTCGGGATAAATCTTACCCATGATCCCCTCCCAGATAATTTTCAACTGATCATCTGTCACCGCAGCGGTAGGATCTGGAGCGTTTGCCTTTATGAATGCTGCTATTTCGTCTCCAACTGGAATTGGGTTTAGTGCCATATCTACTCCTTGAATGACTCTATCTTGGTTTCAATACTTTGTACCGCCGTTTTGATGACTGCATATTGTGGTGCGTTTAATAATGGTTGAGGTCCAAGCAGGGTGTTTACGGTGTCTGTACTTAGCTTGTCTGCAATTTCCTTAACCTTTGAGGTTAACTCTTTTATTTGGTCAATCAGTTCAGCAGTATCATTTTTAATTTCAATTTTTCCCGCTGGGTTTAGGGAAACTTTTATTTTGTCATGAACAATCTCTGCATAGTCGGGCTTATAGGGAACAAATGCTTTTGCAGGTGAACACGATGCGGGATAACAAACGGCATCCGATAGATCAAACTTCCTGCTATCTTCTGGATCAACGACTTTACCGTTTGCCTTAAAATTATCTAAACTCCTGTCAGATATTTGAACCCATACAAGATCACCAGCTTCTAGTTTCCAGTGGATATGAAACTTTTTTGACGCTGGAAACATCACCGGAACATCGGGGAGGATCGGTAGGTTAACTATAGATCCGTCATAGTAAGATGTTTTTAAAGCGGGTTGAATATCAGCGACTTGCTTTGTCGCATCGTAACTCACCACAATACCGGGGAACCCCGTTCTGACCTCAACGAGAACTGAGTCAATTGAAAGTCTAATCGTCTCCGCAAGTGTTGGGGTTCTACTAGATAGATCTGGACTTCTCATACACACTCCGCATGTGTGTACCACTCAGTACCGAATGTGTCGCCACTGTGAATGACCTTAACCGCAGTGTACACCGCACCTCCGGGAAGAGTCGCGCCATTGTCGCCCTCAACTCCAGAAAGACTTTTATTTGTTTCAAAGTTGAATAAGAACTTTGAGATAATGCTGATTTTTGTAAATGGTTTTATTTTTGGATTGAGTAAACTTTTAACAGATACGCGGGTTCCCTCACCCATCTCAGGAGATCCCACCATTCCAGTATCCTTTGAAAGGACTACCGCAGTATCAGCGTTAGACTCTCCGAATGGAACGATTACAATTTCACCATCCTGTATGCTCATTTGTAGGTTATTTGACTCACAAAGATCGCGAAGCTTGTCGATGCTTTTTCCAGACAACACAACCGGATGATTGTATCCATCAGTCGGAATGCCCTTAATGTATCCACGAGTCACTCCAGATTTTTCAGCATCTTGAATTAGCTGTTCAGCGAGAGCACTCTTGGTTACGCCAGTTTTAAAGCTAACATCGGTCTTTGCCCATGTATTTGCAAAAAATCCATCTGACAACTCAATTTGTGTAACATAATCAGGCCCCTCCCTGCGCGTGCGCGTGCGCTGGATATCACCCTTAAAAATCTGTTCTAATGAGTCACCATACCCAACCTTGAGCGTAACTATGTTATTTTGGCGTTCAAACAGGGCTCTACTATCGCGTCCAAGGTTGTAAATAAATATTGATGTAGTAGCTGAGTTCCCCTCAGTCATCTTGTCTACATGAAATTTAATTCTATATCCGGGAGATCCATCCGACTGCACCGAGCTAAACTCTGTTCCTGATGTGGATGGAATTGCCCTACCAAACGAAACGCTACCGTCTGAAGAAGTGCTTACGTTATCATAAGTCTCAAGGACAGTGACAACAGCAACTCGGTCAAACAGTTGAGTGCTCATGTGGTTGTAGATTCCCTATACAAAAGTTTAACTCTCTCTCCAAGGTCAAACCTACCAGCATCAGATCCGGTTCCACTTGTGTCAAAAGCATAGAGAGCACCGAGTGGTAGCCCATCCGTAACAAAGCGACTGATTAAATCCCAGTTCGACACCAAAGGAATCTCATTCAGCAAAACAACATCGGATTGATCTGCAATCTGAAGCATCCACTTTCCAACTCGGTCATTGAAAGAAAATCTCAGTGAGAACGTGGTCCCCTCTAAAGATATTTTATAGGAGTACGCAGAGATATCTGTCCTTGTGGGAATTTCAAGCCACGCCATTATCCAAACCTCAACGATGAAGAAGCTGATCCAGAGAGTGCAGAGCTAACACCCTTTGGTGATTGATTGCCAAGCTTTGAAAACGGATTGGCAGAGTTTGCAACCTGCTCATTAAGTGATGCGACAGTGATCCCAAGTGGTTTTACAATTCTAATTCTAATCATCTCAATTTCAAAAATGAGCTGAGCGCCAGTCTGTGAGTCTCGGGGGAATTTTAAATTCTGTATGACCATGCTCTCAAATCTCTGACGCTTTGTAATTACATCAAACCTAGCCTTGCGCTCGATAGCGGAGATCAAAAGAGATCGGGCCAGTGAGTCAGCAAGACCACCAGCTAAGTTTGGAGTAGCTGAGTTTCCGAGAAGCTTTGCACCCGCAAACGATGCCACTTGTTGAGATCCACTGTTTAAAATGTTCGACCTAAACTGCGAGCTAGTTACCGTAGAGATACCGCCAGAAACCAAGTTACCAATCTGAGTGCTTAGATCGAGTGGGCTTGCTGATACGGTCCCACTGATTGCAAGTGTTGGATTTTTTAAAAGAATGTGATCTGTGATTTCTGGATCGTCCTCTACCGGATGCTCTGTTACCTGTGCGCTATATTCTGGTGCTTCGCTTGTTACAGCATCGAACACAAATAAAAGTGTGGGGATACCACTAGCATTGTTCTCCATGAGATAAGTTCTCTGAAGAAGTGCCGTACCAGCTGCACCAACTAACGCACCAAGAAACGCCATTAGTATTTCTTTCCCCCAAGGACTTGATTCCTTGGCGCTCGTAAAGATTCTCTCAATCCCTCAACAGTTCCACTAGATACAATCTTAATTGCAGCTTCGTTTGAAGTTCCGGGTGGAATAGTGATCTGATTGTTTACGACTGGTGCGATTGATCCACCACCCATTCCAGAACCACCACCAGCGAACATCGCAGAAGGGGATTTGTAATTTCCAACAGCAGCGGCGTCACCAGATCCAGAGCCATGAAGCGCGTCGAAAAGCATCTCTGCGGGCTTGCTAATCATTCCACCGCTGAATTTTTCAATCATTTCCCCAGCCTTAAAGAGCCACGTATCCTCAAATTTGCCGCCACTTAATACCGTCCATATGCTTTGAATTGCTCCTGTAACAGTAGCGAGCGCACCAGCAGCGGCTAAGAATGGAAGCATTGCAACTGCAAGACCAGCGAACGCTCCACCGATCTCAATAATTGAAGCACCGATTTGAATTGCCTTCATCGCAATAAACGCCTTGAGAAGTATTGAAGCTGCGGCCTCTGCTCCTCCAAGGTACTGAACAAATTTCTGAAGGTATGTGTTGGCCTCCATTACCACGGACCAAACACCCTTGATGACTCCAGCGAGTCCCTTAAAAAATGCGGTAGCTCCAGAGGTGATGAGTTTTTTATTCTCACCAACCCATTTAATCATTCCGCTCGATACCTGTTTAACCACAGGCATGAGAGCGCCGCCTACAATGTAGGCCAGATTCTTAAGGATAGCGGAGAGTTTATTTAACTCAACCATGAACGCAGCTTGGCGCTTGATCTCGTTTGGACTTATGATGAGTCCAGCTTTTTTAACTTCCTTTAACTTCTCGTTGTATCCCTTGATACCACCCTCGAAAAGTTTAAGAGTCTTTGCTCCAGCAGATCCAAAAAATTCATTCGCAAGTGCGGCCTTCTTTACGCCGTCCCCTACGTTATTGAGTCCATCGCCCACCATGCGATACATCTGCTCAGCGGTGATCGTCTTATCAGTGAGGATTGCACCCTCGATGCCGAGTGCTTTAAATTTGTTTGCGGCCTCAACGCTACCAGCGCGAACCTCTGTCAATACTCCCGCAAGTCCTTCGAGTGATCCCGTGATCTCTTCTCGCGATATATTCGCGAAAACCTTACCAGCTTGAGTCATCTCCTGAAGTCTATCGGTGGTCATCCCCAAAGACTTAGCGTGTAGGTCATACTCGAATGCGTTGTCTGCGGCTTGTTCAGCGAGTCCAAAGATAGATCCAGCTGCGGCGGTCACTCCTAAAGCAAGACCACCCATCGAGTTTTTCAAACGTCCGATGCTGTTATCAAGATTGGTTAAGCTGACCTTGTCATAGGCGAGAGATACTTTTACTCCAAGTTCTCGTATGGTTTTTATCATCGCCTATTCCTCTCTCATTTTTTGAAGCGTACTCTCTGCATACTGTTGAAAATCAAGAGCGTCATTTGCTTCAAGAACCATCGACACCGTCCACTGCGTTTCAATCTCGACTAACCCTGCAATCCCAGCTAAAACTAATCTCCATACAGGCCAGCACAAATGCTCTGGAACCGTTATTCCTGTTCTTGAATTTTCTTCATGGCCTCTTTTACTACGGTCGCGAGGCCATCGAAAAAATCACCAAACTGAACCTCCATCACCTTAGAAGTTAACTTTAAGAGATGGCCCACACGCCCATGAAAATCATCCTCAAAGTTTAGCTTCTTATTCTTGTGAGTGCAGGTTTCTACCATTGCCTTCATCAACTCTAAAACCTCTCCCTCATCGCAACGAGAGAGGAGAGATTTTACAGCGTTTTGAAGTCCACTCAATCCGTCACCACTAGATGCAAGTCCAGCGACGGGCTCACCAATGATCTTAGTTAGCTTAACAGACCATTTGATCGAGCGAGTGGGAGAGAGTAGATGGACCTTATAATCAAGCCCATCTACCTCTACAGTTTTCTGATATTCAATTTCATTCACGCGTCCAGCGTTTGTCATATCGGATCATTCCCTTTTGTTAATTAAAGAGTTGCGGTGCCAGCAACATCAATAGCTAGATCGTGAGTTTCTAAAACCCATTCACGATTTCCAGACTGTGTTCCGTATTCAATCGGAGCCTTCTTCACTACCCAAGACTTTGACGCCTGTGCAATGGTCAATCCAGTGACTTCTTTCACAAGGCTTGGAACTACTGCATCTGAGGTGAGTTCGTCCTGTGTTGCAAGACTGGAAAGGTAATCGTTTGAAAGTGCAGACTGTTGAAGCGTAATGGTAATTTTACCAGAACGATTCAAACTCTTTACGCGAGTAGCCTCTCCATCGGAGCCAACTACAAGCGTAAAGGCTTCAGAATTTCTCTCAACCTTAACGAAAGTTTCATCTGCAAACCCGCTGATATCTCTACCACCTACGTTAACTACTACTTTGTCCGGCGAATAACTGTGAACTAATGCCATTTTGTTTCTCCCTTATTAAACGCTGACGTAGCCTTGAATGTTAACCTTGTGGATAGCTCCAGCAAGTACGGCGGTAAATACTACGTTGTTAAGTGTTCTGGATGCCTTGTCTAACGTAGACACTTCGGACACCTTTGGAACGCTGACAGTAAACTCCGCGAGAAGTCCGTTAACCACACCCTCTTGGAGTGTCTGTCTGACTGCATTCTCGACTACTGCAATACCCTTGTCAGTGAATGGAACCTTGTCACTGTTCACAAGCAAGCTGTAAACATTCGCTTCCATGGTGAGCTGCAACCAGTCGATCCCGCGAATGGTATCAATATACTCACCATCGGCCATGATGCCTTCTGCCATGATATTTACTCCGCCCATTGGGATATAAATATTGCAGTTCTTGCCCTGTGAATTTGTGATTGCAGTGCTAGAAAGATTGTCGACTGTGATGCCAGCGAGGGTCTTAAATTTCCAAGTAGCTGCGCCAACTCCGGTAGGCAACATGCGGCCCATCCAGGCTGCTTCAGGATACTTTGAATCTGCTTCAGCGGAATACATCGGCCATGTGCGTGAATAGCTTGCGGCCTTGAGTGCATACGCAACGTCAGTTGTACCAGTCCCAACCACGACAACATCCTGAGATGAAGTTCCAAGAATTTTCTTCTGAGTTTCAATCCAAGCGGCGAGAGCAAGAACATCTGCCTTCACATGGCCAAGATACATCACAGCATACCACTCGTCATTCAAAGCTTGAACGGCTTGAATTGCAGTGACTGCGGTTTCGGAGTCAGCGACGACGATTCGACCGACAACAAGCTTAGAAGGTTTCACCTCTTGTCCGAAGTACGCAAGACCAGCTTCATAAACTGGATCTCCGTCAACGAAGTCTGCCGATAGGTCTTCAAAACTTTCATAAGTCCTGAAACGATCTAAATTATTTGTGTACGGAGCAAGGATCAAACCAATTCCGAAGCCGGGTTGACTAACTTGTCTAGTCCCCTTTGCGATTGTAACTTTAACGATTTTTTCAATTGAAGCCATACTGTCCCCTTAACGGCCTAAGCCTGTGTTATGTTGGCCTGTTCAATAATGCCCTGATCGTCCAGAACATTTTCGGCCACTCCTAATAAAATATCAAACGCAGACCGTTCCTCGTATTCTGTTTCAACCAACTCCGTGAGATTTTGAGGCTCACCCTGATTAAAAACTGCCACACCACTTTCATAGAGCCGATCTAGTACAGTAGTTTTCGAGAGGCTACTGTTTAGGTCAAGAGCTAACTGCATCGCAAGCGGCCTATGGATGTTTAAATTCCCATACACTTGAACCGAGACTGTCATCTGTCTTTGTCCGCCTATTGTCACAACACCCGTAGTGCTTGGAAGGATCGAGTCCTGATACCCAACGCGTTTAGGGGGAGACATTATGCGCATAGCGACACATGGCCTTCCGGGTAGTGGTTCAGATTGATTTCTCCAAATGATATGGTCTGGATCAATCTGACCGATAGTTTCGTTCTTAACCCAATTGTAGAGTGCGAGCTGAACCTTTGCAAGTGACAGCTTATTTGGGTTAAGCATCGGTCACCTGTTGGGGCTCTCTAGCTATCACAGCTTTGAAATATGGGAACCTAGTCCCCTGCCAGTGCTCAATCGAAATAACTTTGTAGGTGTCACCATTGACTGTGATCCGATCCGCTCCTGAGAGGGATCTGGCGTTGTTTACAAGGACCGGAACGTCTGTATAAAACTCGTACAGCGCTTTTAGGCGGTCCCCTTCTTCAACCATTGAGATCTCTCGCGCACTCAGGGGGAGCATAGTCCCTCGAACTACGAGGCTTTGATCCTTGCCGTGATTGAAAAATCCGTCCTTGTAATAGCCCGCACCCCTGCGCGTGACCTTGTATGATCCGGTAAGAAAATTTCCGATGAGCGTCATTATTTTGATCTCCCAGTCTTCACTTTAAAAGCAATGGACTTGAGCATGAGTCCAGTATCAATGAGGGGCTTGGAGCTGCCCTTTCGAGCTATCGTAGAAGGGGCATTGGGAACCCAAGGACCAGCCCTGAGTTTGGCCTTCATCATGTTCGTGATCTGTTGGCCGATAACCTTTAACGCAAGTGCTTCGGAGATACGTCCCTCAAACCACTTGGCCACAAGCTTATCAATCGTCTGCTCGATCTTTCGTGCGTTCTCGATATAGGTCGTGCGCATGAACGGACGCTCTGGGATCCCAGCGCTCTCGGATCCAAACTCGTTAATCATTGCAACGCTTGCAACGGTCATATCACTGTCTGGATAGGGCTCAGCATTTGGGAACCCTACAAGAACGTGTCCACCCTTGGCACCCTGCCATTGAGCGGCCATCTCGATGTATCCATTGTCCTTGTCAAAAACGATAGCTTTTTTACCAGACTGTTTGGCCACTTGGCACCCGTAAGGTTGAACCTAAGACCGTTGCGCCCACTACTACCTCGCGCCTGAGAGATACAAATTCCTGCCCATAGCGTGTGGTGAGGAGTTCCTGATCCCCACTCTCACCGCTCCCGACAGTCCCATAGGATCTGCTAAGCGCAGATACAGTCTCGCTTTGAACTGGTCCTGATACTCCTCCACCCTCTCCACCTGCGCCACCACCAGCAGATATCATGTGTGCAGTGAGTAATGCCGTCGCGTACTGTGTATGATCCATCCATATCAAGGGAGCTACGCGGAGAGATGCCACACCAATCAACGCGTCGATCTTAGGCGATGGAACCCCTTGGAACTCATCGAACACCAGTAAGAAATAATCTCGCGTTATATTGTTTGCCATCTCTCCCCTTCAGCTTATGCGCTTTCTTTTTCGCCAGTCTCTAATTCCTTAAGCTTCGCCTCAAGAGCACGCTTCACCTTGTGACGAACCTCTTCATCAGACCAGCGTGTTAGGATTGACATTAAATAAGTTTCTTTGACGTATTGGATAGCTTTGGTTTCTGAGAAGTCTTTCAAAGAAACAAGTTCATCATCAAGACCAATCTTCTTCACCGCAGTCTTGCCTTTTGATCCCTTGACCTCTTGTGTCTCGTTCATGATCTCTAACTCTTTGGTTTCGATCATGCGAACAATCTCGGGATTTGTTACGTGGAGATTAAAAATTGCTGCGGGAAATTCATTCCATCCCGGCTTCAAAGACTCAATCACCTTTCCATCAAAGGTTGAGAGACTTAGGACGTTTGGCTTATTATATCTGATATACATTTTTGATCCTCAAAAATTAGGTTTAAATAAAGGGGGAGCCGACAAACGAGCTGCCCGCCCCCCCACGGAGACTACTTAGATACCGATGCCGTATGCAAGGGCAAGTGGGTAGTACACGAGAACACCAGCAAAACGCTCGATGCAAGGGATCTTGTATTCGAGGTTCTGAACTTGGAGTTCAAGCTGTTCAAAGTCACTTGGGACTTCCATCGTCAACACTTCTGGGCTACGGCGATATGCAAAAATCATATCGGTAGAGCCAGCACCAGCAAGCTTCAACTCGTTAACCCATTCAACATTCTTGATGTATGGGTTGTTTGCTAAGAAGTAGTTGAGGATCGTGGTATCGCTGACAGAACTACGAGCAGTCGAAGAAATGTAGTTATACTGTGCGATAGGGAGAAGCATTGTGTCTGGAATTTCAACACCAAGGCTCACCGATGTGATCGAGTTTGCAACGAGGTTCATGTCGCGCAAAATTTGATCTGGTGTCTTAGTGCTCCACAACTTAGATGCGCCAGTTCCATCGGCAGGGATGGTAACAGCTGGCACGTTTGGTTGATTGAGAAGTCCCAACATATTTGCAGCGGAATCACCGAAAAATGCAATGCTGTTTTCTTTTTGAGCAATTGCACGGCGAGCAGCTGCGGCCCTACGTTGTTCAAGTGGTACGTTAGCATAAACAGCTGCACGCATTTCTTGAAGGTTGTAAGCATAAGATGCTCCAAGAGTCTTAACCTGTGCGAAAAACTCTTGTCCCTTAACGTCTGCGCGAGGAAGGTCATCGGCATAGTTAGAGATGATCTTTGCAAGACCAGTCTGATCGTAACTTCTGTAGAAGATCTTCTCAGCACCGGGATCGGCTTCTGAACTCACTGGAATCAATTTGCGGGCTTTGAGTTCCGCGTACTTGATGTCGTAGGTTTGTGTCTTAATATAATCCAACTGACGCAGCATAATAGCTGATTCAGCGGCGTCGAAGTGTGCTACTTTCTTACTCATTTTTATATTCCCCTTATACTTTCAATTATAACAAGTTGAGTTGAACCACAGCAAAACCAGCGGCAAGACCAGAGCTGCGATAAACTGCGTTAGGCAATGCGACTGCGGTTGCGGTGTCAGCAGACTTTCTGAATGCACCCAACTGAGTTCCGCCAGCGCCAGCAGCGAAGCGAATAAACACTGGGTCTCCATCAACAACTGCTTCTTCAACAAGAACCCAAACGCGTCCTGATCTCATGATAGGGAGAGCGTCATAACGAGCGTAGCTTGGAAGAACAAAAGCAGGATCTTGTGCGCGGGCTTGATCTGCCAACACAACGCCAAGTGCGGAACCGAAATTGGTTACGTCCGTGGTGAGAGCTGGAACCTTTGCGGCAATCTTGTCAAAGCCGTCAGAGTTTGCAGAGTCAAGAACCACGAGCACTCCATAAGGAACTGCGGCGGCGACTGCAAGGCCAGAAACAACATCATGTTGGTGAGCGATATCTACTGGGGCTCCTGCGAAGCCTACAGCAGCGGTATTAATTGAATAGCTAGTTTGTCCCATTTTAAAAATCTCCTTATTTGTTAATTACTTTTTCGATGCTGAAAGGTTGCTCTGCCATAGACTCTTGGTTGCTTGAGACATGCGTGTACGTGCCGAGTTTGGATCGGTGTCACTGTCCATGCGCTCAAGAAGTGCTGCACCAGCAGTCTTGCGGAGTGTTGCGCTTTCTTCAAATGTTTCAACGATAGAGTCAAAACGGCTTTGAAGATAGATCGAAGACTTCCCAGAAAGTTCTGCCTTTGGATGGCGATGTTTGATGACCGCAGAACGGATCTCATCGTCACTCATGGAGTCAAACTTTTCAGTTTGCTTTGCAGGAAGGACTTTTTCAGCTTCACGCTCTAAACGTACACGAGCCTTTACAGCGGTACGGATGTGAGCAGCGTCCATCTTCTTTTCTTTTTCTTCTTCGGCGTCCTTTTTTTCTTCTTCTTCTTCAGCGTCTTTTTTCTTGTCGCCGGGGCCAGCCATCAACTCATCAAGTTTGGCTTGCATAGCATCAAGCTTTTCTTTGAGGTCAGAGACTGCGTCCATTTTCTTTTCTTCTTCAGCGTCTTTCTTTTCTTCGTCTTCGTCCTTCTTTTCTTCTTCCTTCTCGGCGTCTACTTTTTTACCAGCGGACTTACCATCGGGAACCATTTGAACTTCAGGAACCTTTGTGTCGATACCCTTTTGAGCAACGTCTACATCCTTCTTCATCTCTTCATCTTTCTTTGCCACGGATTCTCCCATCTTTAGTAAATTACCCCGCATCTCATCGTAACGATCCAGCATCTCCTGAACCACTGCGGCGAGGTGTGCGGGTAACTCCACCTCTTCACCGCTGATAATAACTTTTTTTAAATCCATTGAAGTATCTTGCATTGCCGCATCAGCGCTGTCCATTCTCAATCTAACTTCTGGTCCTGCGCGTCCGCGTTTCACAAGCGCAACGTGATTGTACCGAATGTTTCGTTGCCTAAAATCATACGCAGCTCCGTTGTAGTCCCCACCCTCTTCGTCAAGATCTGCAACGTATCCAGCGGAGAGTTCTCGAAGCCCATTATTCTCTACCGCATTTACTGCATCTGCGTTTGCGATAATGAGATCCACTTCAACAAGGTCACGGTTAACGTCTACTCTGTCAGTGGTGTACCCAACGGAATACTCAGCGAAGTTGGATGGCTCTACCATCACAGGAGGATGCTCTAGCGTGACGACTGCATTCTTGAGAGAGGCAAGGCTCTCGGGTGCGAAAACGTCATCGGGATGCCTCAACTCGCGCCTCACCTTTCCCTCTGCATCAATATAGGGAAACACACCGCATCTCGTTGCGAACCCCGGAACCTTAAGGAACCCTTGGGGAGTTTTCTCAACCGAGGTAATCATTCCAAAGTCAAAGCGTCTTAAGTTCGTTTTAATAATCATGCAGGTGTCTCTCAGTTTGAATGCAAGTCATTTTTTACGCAAGAGCCTATTCAATAAGATCGTCTAAGACTGGCTCAGCGTAGCATCGGCACCCCTGCGGCTCTGATGGGTGTTGCCTCTGAAAGTTTGTGCCAGACTCGGGGGGGGTCTTCCAAGAGAACTTCTTCCCATCTAATTTATAATGCGATGGTCTAGCATTTGGGTAGAGCCCACCGGGTGTCCCGCGCACGCGCTCGTCCTGCATCGTTCTCCATATGTAGTGCGTCACGCCCATCTGCGCTTGGCGATGCTTTGTGAGTTCTCCGTTCAGCTTCGATACTTGATCACGGGAGATATTTGCGGCCTGTCGCTTGGATACGTTCTTGGACTTGATGGACTTTAGTTCCTTGAAGATCTGCTTAGCGGTTGACCCCTCTCTCACCATCTTGCTTACCTTTGACTTGAGGCGATTCTTCTCGCGCTCGGGAATGGACTTGATTAGGTCAAGGTTCTCTTCGATCTTGGTTTTGAAATATGGATCAAGCTCCCTATCGTGCAACATGGGTTCGATTTCGAGCTCAACCCTGCGTGCTGACTGCGCTGCGTTCTTCTTGGTAAGCTCTGCGGTTCCGTGAACGGCAGACTTTGCAAGTCCCCTAAGTTTTTGGTCTGGATGCTTCGCCCTTAGCTTGCGGTCAATGGAGGCGAAGACCTCGCTTAACTTCCTGTCGACAGTGCTGTCCATTCGGTCAACCGAGTCTGTCCTTTGAACTGGGATCCCTAAAGCATCATAAGGGAGTGTTCCCTTGTGGTGCAGCTCGATCTCTGGTGGGAGCCCATTCCTCACGTCAACCCATTGCGTCTCTGAAAATTCCTTATCGGGATCAATCGTTAGATCGGTAGGACGCTGCGCATAGTCAACTCTGAACACGTTTAGCTGGACGTGTATTTCAAAAGTTTTAACCAAGCTGAATGCATCTATGGGGAAGTTAATGCCAGTCTCTTCGTACAGCTCGCGCCTTGCCCCCTGTTGAGCAGTCTCGAATGATCCAACCCCACCACCGGGGAGCGTCCACTTTCCACTGTCTCTACGCCGTCCCATAAGCATTCTGTTATCTGCAAATACGGCAACGAGAGACACAACCTTGTCACCATCCATCTTCATTGTCTCTGGTAAGTGATTATCACTTGACGCAACAATGGCCTCAAGGCTTTGCTTTAACTCCTCCATGACCATATCCTGATAGTCCTTCATGAGCATGAGCATCCCCCGAAAGTATTGCCTTTCGAGGGAGTCAGTGCCTACTGGGGGCTTGGGCTTTTGGGGTTTACTCTTTATTCGTTTCGGGTTCAATTTTGCGTCCCTTGTTTGGCATTCCCGGAGGCTTCATCTTGATCTCATACTTGGGATCGCGCATCGGCTCACTCATGGTCTGAGAGATCATGGCCTCTTGCTTCTTAGTCTTTGACGCGACCTTTTTATTTTTAAACTCCTGAGATTTGTTTGGAACGTATGGAGCTGCGCCTGTCCCAGCCTGTTCTTTTCCTGCGGACTCATCCTCTGCTACGGGAGTGTCGACGTCCTCGCCATCTTCGGGCTTTAGGAAATCCCCAAGGGATCTTGACTCTGCGTTCAGGCGTGTCTCAGTTGAGTAGGTATCCCCACCGAAGCGAGAGTTTGCCACTTCATCGGGATGCAACACCCCTGCGCTGATGTACGCTGTATCTGTGGTGGATTGCTGGTTGCGGAGCTGTGCCTCTTGAAGTTCATCGAGCTGCCACAGTTTAGGGAACTTAAAATCGAGGTCTGCCATATCGGGGAAACAGACTTCGAGTAGACGTTTGATTTTCGGCCGCAGGTAGTTCTCCTGCTCGCTCTGGATGTGGTCGTACCACTGTGAGGTGGTAGAGTTACCCGTTGCGCTCGATCCGTCTGGAGACTCACCCAAGAGCTTCGTATGGGGGATATCGGTCGCTGCAACTAATCGGTTGGCCTGAATACCTAGCATCTCTCCAAGCCCAGTTACGTTACGCGACGTGTCCACATAGTCTTCCTCATCGGCATCGAGGACCATCGACCGGATGACGGACTTCGAGTAGTTCAGCATCTCAAGGCGTGCTTTGACTACGTCCTCTTTCCCCGCAGCAATCAGGTTCGTGAGGTTCTTCATCTTGTAAACACCCACATTGAAGTCTTGTAGGATCGCCGCTCCCGCATCGTTCGAGGTCTGGTAGTTACGGATTGCGTTATAGATCCGATTCAGTACGGAGTCGTGCCAGTAGTTATTTCGGATGTAGGTCCTGCGAGGGACAAGCTTGCCGTCAAACCGAATGACTCTCGTGTGGTGAATGGGATAGGCTTTGAACTTAGATCCCATCTGGACGTTGAGGTAGTAAATATTTGGGCATCCGTAGTTTGGAGCTCCAAAGTCAGATTCAATATCAGTCGTCAAAATTCTTAGGTCATAGCGTGAGAGGTCGCGAAGCCCTATGACTCGCTCATTCTTTCCAAGTGGTTCACCAGGAGCGTCAGTGTCGGTCACGATGTAGAGAACTGATCCGCCAGTTTGTCGCGCCCACTTCCATGTTTTCTCAATCGCTGATCTTGCATCGAGGGATTGAAGGACTTGGTTCACGTCCTGTCCGGTTTCCTTTGACACCCCTGTAAACTCAATCCACCTTCGCAATCCCTCTTCTGGGATAAGGTCCACGATACGAGAAGCAACATCGTCGGAAGAGTAAAGCTGCTCCCAATCCTCTTGTGCTCGGATGTTGTAAATAGCTTGAGATGCGGTGCGCTTGTCGATTGAGGTTCCAAGCCCTGTGACTACGTTTAGCCATCCGTCATTCCTTCGTGCGGCCTTAACTGTTTTTTTCTTTGCCATTGTGTCCCCTGTATTAAACTTTATTACATTCTGCTCAACATCTGCATCTTATGCAATGCTGAACCAAGCCCCGATAGCCTATTGACTGCCATAGTGATGCAATCCACTTGGTCATCATGCTTTGCATTAGGAAAACTCATCAACTCATGTAGGCATCCCTCTACCCAATAATTCAACTGGGGATTTGGGAAGTAAACATTTCCCGACTCGAAGTAGGGAGAGACTGCGGCCACTCGCGCTTCCTTTGAGGTCTGTGGTCTGTATCCCACAATCCCCATGATCTCGTTCTTAAGGTATTGTATCACAGCGGCACCGTTCGCAGCCTCTTCGATGAGTGTGAGGATAACACCTGGATTTCGAGCTCGGATCTTTCGGATCGCTTCTAACTGCTTAGGGAAGTCCATTCGGTCTCTGATCTGGTCAATGAGATAACAGTTCGCGCCCTTGCGGCCCCAACACTGGACCACTGTGAAGTCTGTCTCTGGTCCCTCTTTGAAGCTAAGATCGGCTACCAATATAAGTTCATCTAAGGCATCGGGAAGCTTGTCGTAGAACCTAATCCAGTCGCGCTTGATTACGTTACCGTCTGCGATAGTGGGCCGTTGCTGGTACAAAGATTCCCACACGCGAGATCCAACTGAGGACCTAATGCCTTTCATCACGTCCTGACCAAAGTCAGACTCCCAAAGTGCTTCCCCCTCCTTGCGTGGATCTTCGGGATGGGAGTCTCCCGTCTCATAAATTCCTGGAAGTTTTAAAACCGTCCACTGGTCTGCATTGGGGTCTTCTGAAGCTTGCTGGAGTAGCCTCCCAGCCAGATCATCCTCGTGCCATCTTGTAAGCGTCAAAAGTATGGATCTGGGGTCCATGAGTCGCGTGTAGAGAGTTGACGTGTACCAGCTCCAAATATTCTCGCGCATTGTCTCAGAGTCTGCGTCCTGTTGGTTCTTAATAGGATCGTCGATAATGGCGTAGTTTGCACCCATCCCTGTGATCCCACCCCCAACACCTGCGGAACGATAGATACCCTTTCGACCAACCACCTCGAATGCATCTGAGTTTCTTAGGTACGATCCCTGTGCCGTAGTGCGAACATTCGATGAGTTAAGCCTAGTGTCTGGAAACACCTGCGCGTACTCGTCGCTATCTATAATTCTCTGAACATCCCTATTCATCATGCTGGAGAGGTCAGAAGAGTATGACGCCCCTATGATTTGAGCATCGGGTTTTCTTCCAAGGATGTATGCCGGCAATCTCCTGCTAACCAGCTCCGACTTACCATGACGCGGAGGCATGAAAACCATGAGCCTCTTGATATCCCCTGCTACGAAGTGGTCTAGGTATTTACAAAGAATCTTGTGATGCCAATTCGCCCGATAGCCTTTGTTTGTAAACCTCGTGAAGGCGAGCATATCGGTCTGGGCTTTTCTTCTCGCGAGCTCCCTGCTGATCTCAATTTGTCTGAATAGTGCTTCATCATTTTTCATCTAGTAGGGATTGAAGTCGCTTGTATTCTGCAATCAGTACATCCTTATCGGCGTCTCTAATTGAGATAGCTCCACCATTAAGACCAGTGTGCTCAATCACTTCTGTGACCTTAAACCCCTCTTGTGTCTTTGCCCAGAACTCAATGAGCCTTGGGTTCCTATCCACCGTACACATCTCGTACAAAGTCTTGCGAAACTTTGTCGAGGACTTTGCTTTTCCTAATGCTATGCGGCGCTGCGCTTCGTCGGATTTCTTAATCTGCTCTCTGAAGTCCCGCTCTGACTTATAACCAAAGAGAGGCGCCATCTGATCAATTGGTAGCCTGATTGCTGCGTATCCTTCGAGCTGAGCCATCTCATCTTGAGTGAATTTTCTTCTTGCCATATTGTGTCCGATCCATCGGATTGAGTTTTTTATTGTTACTTGTATCTTACCATTGCGTGCACTTTTGAACGTCCGTACTTCTCAACGAGTTCTTCAAATTCTTTCTGCGCTGCACCAGTGAGGTAATCTGGTACCACCTGCTGCCAACCACTCTCTCCTTCAAAGCTTTGTGCAATCTGGTTAATCGCTCTCTGGAGTGATGGGGTGAATGCTAGGGGCTCAAGCTTAGTCACCGTTGCCTGTTGTGATGCACCAGGAGATGGAACGCCTTTTGGTCTTTTGATTTTTCTTTGTGGCTGCTCTGGCTCTTCTTCCTGCTTTGGTTTGGGTTTTCTTTTTCCTAGTTTGTAGGCATCAAAGTGTGTCTTGTGGTGGATGGCTATTTTGATTTTTGACATATTATTTGATCCGAATATTTTTCAAAACCGAGTTGATTCCATACTTCTTTGAAAGTGCTTGAAACTCCTGCTTGCCTGCTGAGCTAAGCCCCTTTGGGACCATTTGCATCCAATCCCCTTTTCCTTTGAGGCTTTTTGCGATCTCGTTGATCTCCTTTTCTAGGCTAGGGCTAATGGAGATCATTTCTACTTTGAATGCGTCTTGGTGTGGTCCTGCGTCTATGTATTTTTTTGCTTCTGCTACGCCTTCTGCGGCAGATTTTAGGTTCTTTTTAATAAGCTCCCCTTCAACATAAACACAATATGGTCCACGAAGTGCGTTTGTAAATTGAACATCGTACTCCATTCCTTTGTATGTGCTTTTAGAGTCTTTTCTATCTTTACCAAGTGACTTAAAAAGAGGGTTCTCAGAATCAAAGTGGTTCTTATGATGTACTGCTACTTTTATCTTGCTCATTGTTTTGCGTTCCTTTTCTTTGCGCGTTTAAAGCCGTGTAGCCTGAGAGAAACGAAAACTTCTGGATCGTAGAATGCGTGGTCTGCAAGCACGCCGACGATCTCTGTCATCTGTGCAATGTTGACTTGTTTTTTTTTGCCTTCTGCTTTGCATAATGCTTTGATCAGTTGTTTGATTTTCATTTTACCTTCCAAATAGATTTCTTTGTGTGTTGCTGCATGGCTCTCTCTAGGTCAATCGTTATGTCTATGCGCTCGTGCTCATCTAACCATGACCTGAGTTCTTTCCTGTGGTTAATGTATAGCTGCGTTAAACTAAGCTTACTATGAGTTTTACATACGGGAAGGAGATTGTCACCTGACAGTCTTCCCCCCCTTAGTTCGTGCAGTATAGGAAAGATAACACACCCAACGTGATTGCATACGATACAGCGTTGAATTGAAAGGAAGTGCTCAGGCGATGTTTTGTGCGAATTATAATTTTTGGGGAGTGCGAAAATGCGGTCGATTGCTTTGGGGGGTTCCTCGGTGGTGGGAGCCACTGGCATTTTTTTTGGTTGGGAACCCTTGAGCTTATAGCTATGGTCCATCTTCAATTACCCTCTCATCCCTGAGACAAAGAACCCCTAATATGAATAGTGTCATTTAACTCGCCTAATTAAAAGGGACTTAACTGCTTTTATGGCGAGCTTCACGTCGATGGGCCTATCGTGGTTGCGTGATGCAACCCTGATTTCAGCTTCGTTGTTGCCAAGTACGATGCCTTCACCGGAGCGGAGTCGGATGACAAGCCATCCTGCGGTTTCTTCTTCAGTCTGTTTTTTTTGATCCATTTGGTTCGAGATCCTTCTCGTGTTTCCCATTAGTGTGATCAAAAATATTGTACGCGTCAATAAGGGCGGATGCTCCAAGGGGAATTAGACCGTCCGTGGTGTGCTTAATCCCCTTCCTTGATCTGACGTGATCCAAGAGAATATGCGCGGGTACGAATGAAATCAGGTCCGGTTCCCTGAACCACACGACGTATCCAGTGACACACCCTTGGCGTGCGTGCGAGAGGAGTGCATCGAGCTGGTTGGAACGGATCGAGGAAGCGGTGATACTGTCCGTCGCTGTGGTTTTCGTGTCAATCAATGCTGTTACGTTATTATGCGTCAGAACCCAATCAAAGGGTGTGCCGACTCGAATGATTTTGTTCTGCCCGATCTGCTTGCACCCATCCGGAATGCGCGTGATAGCTATTCCTCGCTTGAGGCACGCGCGGTAAAAGAGATCCTCCCAGAGTTCTCCAATCTTCTTAGCTTTGAACCCTGCGGCCCTCCGCTGTCCATATGTGGGTTTCATCTAATTGAGATCCAAAAAAGCAGAGCGGCGATGGCTGCCAAGGCAACCAACATGATTCTCTCCTGTGTGTCGTACCTCATGGGATCAGTCCGAGTGCCTTTGTCCTGAGCGCTTCGATCTTTGCCATGTCCCTTTGCCAAACGAGAGTGTTCGTAACCAGTGCCTTTGCATCGGCTTGGAGTCCGGCGAGTTTCACAATGTCTGCGAGTTGTGATGCTTCACGAAGGAGTTTCAAACGCATGGTCGGGAGTGCCTTCTTGTTTGCAACATCTGGCATCAATAGGAGTCCGTCACCGTGACCGCCAAACTGATACGCGTCTGTCCACACGCTTCTGGTCGCAACAGACTGCCACCCTTGGATCGTGTCGTAGTAGAGCAACCCGCTGATGTCATATTTCATGGCAACCATAAAGAACCCAAACGGTTCAACACCGCTTCGGTCAATCACGAGGTCAGGGGCTCCGCTTGCGCCACCTCCTTCATTTCCATGACTCATGTTGCTAATGTACAAATTGACTTCCTTACCTGCGGCATCGTAGTCAGCTTTGCAAGCATACCGCTCGCCTGATCCGGCCCATGTCTCGTGACAAAACTGTTCAAACACGACCGTGAACCTTTTGATCCCGTTTCGGATCGCTGTTGGCCAGTCTGTCAGCTTCGCAAAGTTTGGACCTGCTCTATAGTCGCGCTGTCTCAGTGGTCCGGTCATCATCAGCTTCACCCAAGGGTATGCGGCCCACGCGGCGACTACTGAACTGAAGTCATTCCCGATTGCAGGTTCATCAATAATGTAGCTATACGCGTCAGGAGTAACTGGCGCAGTGGGCATCCAGCTAGAGGGGCCTCCCCAGCCCATGTAAACGGGACCAGCGGCCATCTCCTTGACGTAGGCCTGCCAATAGGCCAGTGTGTCGGCAGGAACCCCTTTGTATGGGCTCATGCGATGATCCTTCAAAAGCTGAAGGGCTTGGAGCGCCTTGCTTTCAGCATTGCAATATCCACCCCCGCAATAGCCTTGGACCAGTACCCAATTGTTCAGTTCTACGGATAGCGAGATCGTAGGAACCACTGGAGCCTTGGTTGTCTTTTTCACAACCGTGATCTGCGCGTCACCTACTTTGACCGAAGCTGTCACGTCGAGCTGAAGGTACTTCGCACCCACACAATTGACCGAGTCAATAGGCTTCATCGCGTCATAGAAGGTCCCAAGTGGATAGCTTGGCGCACTGGGTTTAGTTGTGGTGTATGGGTATAATACATTCAAACCGGAAATCCCCGTCAAGGCGCACGGAGAGCCCGTCTTGAGCAATACACTCGTTACCTGACCGTCAAGGATCGTGCGCGTGAGGCTAGGTTTCCACTGAGCAGCGGTCGCAAATTCTGGTCGCTCGAAGGTGTCTAGGACTTGAACCGATGCTGCCTGAGGAACTGGGCTAGGAGATACAACGGGACTTGGACGAGGAGAAGGTAGGGGAGAAACAGAAGCCACAGGGCTAGGCATAGGACTAGCTGAAGGAGTGGGGCTTGGCTTAGGTGAAACACTCGGCGATGGACTCGGAATAGGGAGTGGTGAAGGTGTGCTTGCCGATGGGACAGGCGACGGACTAATCTGAGGATTCGGGACTTCATTCGATGAAACATAAACACCTAGGGCTGTTAAGATTGCTGTCAGTGCGGCAACAACCGCTGCTATTAAAATTTTTGTACTGTTCGTCATGCCCAAAGTCTAGGCATGTTTTTTTTTCTGGTCTATCTAAAACGGCGCGTTCCATCTGAGGAGTATCGCGTCATAGGTCCAACCCATGTCAATGAGCCATCGTTTAATTTTAGGATACTTGTTTGCGGCAGCACACATCCCAGTCATGTGAATCCTCGTGTGCGCCTCGGTACAAAGGGGCATTAGATTTGAAAGAATGTCTCCACCGCCAGATCCAACACTCCGTACATGATGAGGGTGAGAAGGGACGCGGTTACAATGCAGACATGGGAGATTGCGAATATCGTCCAGTAATTCCTTATTAACCACCCTTTTACGTTTTTCATTCATTTGTTTTCCTCAATGCTGGTTTCAATAAACGCCTCAAGTTTGTGAAGTCTCCCGAGTAGAAACATTCCCAGGGGAGACATGCCGCCCAGTAATGGGTTTTGTGTTTTAAACCAAGTAGCTGTTTTATCGGCGGTCCACCCCATGTGTAGCGCTACCTTTTGAAACAGTTCGTTATATCTTATTTTGTAGTTTTTTTCTTCTTCGGTCATTTCGCCTCATTTTTAATCCTATCAAGAGTGCGCTTAAGTTTGTACTCAATAAATGCGTCAATAGATTCTGTGTCAAAAATTAATCTCACTTGCTCCAGCATTATTATTGCGTCTGCGATCTCTTCTTGAACAAACTGTGCGTTTGCCCTTTGTTTAAAGTGAATTTTCATCAACTCTGTTGCGCACTCATTTAGCTCCCCAACGCACTTTAGTATCTGTGACTCTTCTCCAAAGTGATCTAGGATCTTTTCGATATCTTTCTTTTGCTTAGCGTTCATTCCTTCATCTCCTTCACTTCGTCGCAGTGTCATAAGAAAACCAATATTAATTTTGTTAGCCCAAACCAAATAAGCTTTACGAGTGCGATAGATATTAATGCCAGAAACGCCAACGCGCTAAACACAAGTGCAGTTGAAATTATAATATTGAAAATAAAATCGCTTAATTCAAAAATTGTCATCATTCAAACACCCACTTACCGTCTTCGGTTATCATGTCGGGAATGTCTTGGCGGCGTACATACCCATGTTTAGAGTTGAACGTCTCACCCTCGCCAAGAAAAACGGTAAAACCAGTAGTCATGTTCCGCCACGCCTGAAGCACGACACGCTTCTTAGGGAGGACTGGGGACCAGCCTTCTTTATCAAGCACTGCTGCCCACTCGCAATCACGCTCCGAGCTGATCAGTAGCGCACACAAAGCTCCAACATAAAGCACTGTTTCTGGTTTTGCATTACCCTGGCTAACCCTCCCGCCGACTCCTACTTTTTCGATTGCTTGTCCGAGTGTCACGACTTCCCCCATTCATTAATAAAACCGCGTTTTTTTAACATAGCGTCACTCATATGTTAATCGCCTCATATTTGCGTTGAAACTCCTCATCGATCATCACGCTGAACGTGTCGCCGTCTTTTATGATCCAAAGTCCTGGGAATAATTTAGTGCCGCCAAACCATACAAACGGGCCACGACTATACAGGCATGTCGGGTAACCCAGAATAGCGCGCATCTCTTCATAATTTTCTGGGCCAGTAAACTGCACCGCCTCAATCTCAACTGGCTTGCTTCGGTATTTCATTCGTCGTCCACCAATATCAGCCACGCAAAAAATGTGACGACTAATAGCGGCCAAAGAAGTACCCCCAACACAACACCTCTTGCAATTCCAGCTTTTGATGCTCCAATAAATGTATCACACCTAATTAGTGCGACTACTCCGTACCAGAAGCATCCTATGAGTAAGTAACAGCTCATTCCAACACCTCCAGTGTAACCTTCACGCACATTCCTGCAAACTCATCGGGGACTATTACAACATGGCGTGTGTAGCTTTCGGGTTTATCCCCAAAAACCTCCGCCCATTTCACAACCTCTTCAAACTCCGCCCTAAGCGGTTCGTTGTTTGGGATGAGGTCAAAACAGGATTCTTCTGCCGAGGTATGGTACCATCTACCGTCAGTAGTCCAATTAGCTGAACGCCACACACCGGCTACCTCCAACTTTCCAAATATTTTATCTTCGGTGATTTCATGGATAAAAGCAGCATCCCCACTTACTGTCTTAGCTTCTCTAACTTTAAATTTACTCATACACCCTCAAATCATAATCAGGATTAGACGACGGCTCTAAGCACTTGCCGTCAAGTGTCCACTTCGCAGCGGCGTATCTCCTTGGCGCTACCAGTATCTTTCCGAAGATGTGGTGCTCATCTATTTCAAATATCACTACCTTGTGCATTCGGCGTGATGACCATGGGCCTGTTTTAAATTTAGTCATATATTTTAGTCACAAGCTTTTCAAACTTAACTGGTATGACCATTAAAATTCTAACGACAGTCGATACGCTCGGTTCTCTGATGTTGTTTAAAATTTGAGAAACTGCGGCTGGAGTCATCCCTGTTTTATTGGCTAACTCGACCTGAGTCATATCAAGTTGCCCCATTAATTTTTTTAGGTTTACTCCAAAGTCTGTTTTCATACCTCTCCTTTAAATCGGCGGCGTTTTGTGAAGTCTAGTCAATGCCGGAGTCATCACCACCGAAAGTACAACACCTTAGCCCGCGATGTAACGGGACCGCCTCTTTATTACGCATTCCGAGTGCGCAAACTTAAAATCGGCGGCGAGCGGCGATTACGCTCTTTACTCTCGCTCGTTTGAGTACCGCCTTATTTGCGCTGTCGCCAAACAAGCGGATTAGTCGTAATAGGTCGTTAATCCGCCCTGCCGAGTAAACGGCACGCGCAAACTTAAAATGGTGGAGAGTGAGTGAATCGAACACCCTTTGACCGTAGTCTCTGCGTTTACAGCGCAGCGCCTTCCCACTCGGCATCAACTCTCCATTTTAAAACTACTGAGGGCACAATTCGACATGTGCTGCCACCACGGATCACAATTTTTAGTGGCTTGGCCGTACCGTCTACCATTGCGTGTCCTTCCACGCCGCCTCAGTCATGACCGTGCTTAGGTCAGTATTTAACAATCTCAGTGAAGTTACCTTCTTTGGATGCAATAGCTTTGGTGCCAAAAAATACTGCCTCTTCAATTTTGGTCTTGAACACGGCCTTCTCGCGTCCTTCTGGAAGCAAGTCAATGGCCTTTGTAACCGCTTCTGATAGACCAGTTTTAAATTGCTTCACTTGTTCAAAACCCTGCTCGTTCAATTTGTGTGTATCAAACATATCGTCTCCTTGGTTATTTTGGCCTCTTCGTTTGTCATTCCAGTCATCGCAGCCGACCTTGCCGCAAAACGGTGTTCTAACTTCCGGTGTGCATTTACACATCTTCTCTCCTTCTGCGCCGTGGCGCTATAGTCATTAAAAATAAGTTGATCAACCTGTTTATCTATACATGCACGCAACGCGAGCACCAGAAACACAATGCCAAAAATCTTGTTCACTTCTTCACCTCTTCCGTGCTGATCAGAGCTAGGGTGGAGATGTAAGTCCACATTTGGCGGACACCGCTCTTGTCACGAAATAACCTTCTCTCTATATCGCAAGCAACATCGCTATCATGGCCAACATAGAGCAACTCCCTAGGTTTCACCCAAGGTTTCACCCATTTAAGGACGTCATTCTCCGCGCTCAAATCAGCGTTGTGGTTAGCAAGTTTTCTGTTTATTTCTTTTGACAAGTTTAGCTGTTCTTCAAGCTCCGCAATCCTCTGCTTGTCCTTGCTTGGCACTTTCCTAAGTCTGCGCAGTTCAAACATGCTAACTCTATAGTTGTACCCATCGTCTGCACGAATGCTGCACAATTGGCCATCGACACTTGTGACTGTTCCTCTAATCCTTTCTTGCGGACCAGTGTGGTAGAAACTCACCCTATCCCCTACGCTTGGTTTAGTTTTCATTTTAAAATATCCATAAAAAGAGAAACGGTTAACGCCCCCATCGCAGCAACACCAATCCACATCATCAAAACAAGTGCGCAATTAAAAGCAAGTTCTAAAAAGTCATTCATCCG